ATGGCTATGTAGATGAATGTCTGTGTCGAGCCTAAGTTATTAATCTCAAAACCAGTTGGGGTTAGGTCTATAAAATTTGTAGTTCCGGAAGACTCTGCATTTGAACTATCTGGACGTAGATATGGGTCGCCTGTCCCAACTGCCATCCCCCTCATATTATCAAAGACAAACCAAGCGCCTGTGCCGGTAACATTCTTGGTTACTACAAATTGCGGCTCCCATCCCAAATCTATAGAAGCGGCACCGCCGCTTACTGTAAAAGAATCACACTTAATAATACTCTCGCTGCCATCGTCTCCAAAGCCTCCTGCGTCTGAGGCGAATAGGTAGGCTACAAAAGATTGACCCGATTGATTGACGTTACCGTTATCGCCAAGAGTAAAAACTGAGTCAGTTGGCGTTGTGCTGTTCCATAAGCTAGTAGTAGCTCCTGCCGCATCGTTTGTGTTTAACGATAACGCTTGCCCATTACCTAAAGAAGTGTGATATACACGCCAGTTTGACCCTGCAGTACTTGTTCTTTTGATTATCATTACCGCAGGAACGCTTCCAAGATTATGCGCTACAGTCTTTCCTGCAACACCATCCCCAGTATAAGTCACAACATCAAAGAACTTCTCAGCCTTGCGGAATGACCAAGAGGCCATAGTCCAACCTGAATAATTACCGGGTGCTGCTTTAAGATTAAAGCCTGTAGTCCCCGCTGAAGGGAAATCCCAATATGCAGAATAATTTGCACCTGCATTAGTGTTATCACTACTTAGCGTTTCTTCAGGGCCGTTTACAGTATCAAAAAGATAATGACTGTCAGCATTGCTTCTTGATTTTATCCAAACTAAACCACCTTCATCCGAAAGCGGAATGCCATTGTCTATAGATTGTGCCGAGCCTGTCCCCGTATACAAATAAGTAGAGAACACATCCTCTACATAGACGGATTCACCAGCACCGCCTGCTGCTGCTTGTATTAGCTTCTTACTCATGCGAGAGCCTGCCCTGCTGTGAAGCCGTACCATGTAGTGCCGCCGTCATGGGTTATAAAGACAAAGTAATCAACTGCACTAGCTGTGGCTGTAAGTGTTGGAGCAGTAGCCGCTGGCCAATCAACAGATGCTGGCCAAGTCAAAGTGAATCCAGATGCGCTGGCATCCTGCACAACTTTCAAAGTGAATATATTTGCCTTCCCGCTGGCCGGCGGATTACTGAATGTAAAAGTAGTGTTTTCGCTCAGTGTATGGCTGAAATTCGTTCCATCGCGTAAATTCACTGTGGTTGCGTTACTACTTGAAGTGACAACTGTATATTCTTCATTGATACCATTATCAAAAGTAATGACATCATTGGCATCTTCAGTGATCGAGACATAACTGGTAGATGATATTCGCGTCCAATCAGATGATGCGCTTGGATCGGTTGTTCCGCTTGTCGCAGTAGTTGCTCGATATGTTTGAAAATCAATCCCAGAAAAGACTACATCGCCAGATGAATAGCTTTGCCCACTGACCCATGCGCTTGCGCCAGCAGCAGCAGCAGCAGATGCGGCGCTCGCAGCGGCTTCCGATGCACTTGTTGCCGCATTGGTTGCGTCAGTGTTTACTCCAGCGATATCAGTATTCATCTGGCCGATACTGGTATTCAGTTCGCCCTGCATGGTCACAAGCGCAGCCAGGAAAGCATTCGCCCTAGATATAAACGTGGCCGGAGCATCATTCCTCGATGGCGCTGTTGGTAATGTGCTTATCGTGTCAATGGTCATTATGTAAGCCCTTCAATTTCCAATGCGCATCTGCTGAGCGTTGGATTGGTCAAAATTATGTCGAATTCTCTATAATATCCGTAAATGATTGATCCGCGATTATCATCCTCTGCAATGTATACGCATGGCGTAGTGCGAACATCCGTTAAAACGTCCTTTACTTGCTTAAATGTCGATGTATCCAAAACAACATCGACCTCCATCTTATTTGCGAATGCCCCAGGCGTAATTGTCACCCTGCCTTGAGCGTCTGTCGTTTTGGTCGAATAATCAATGATCGATAGATTCATTCCGTGCTGCGACAAGCCAAGATTCGCAAAAGATCCGATCACGCATGCGCCGCATTTCGCTGTGCCGGTATCGGTGAATGTCACAGTAATATCTGCGCTAGCATATGGCGGCAGATCAGTGACGGCCAGGCGATCATCTCGGACGATTGGCTCAAAGAAATACGCATACCAATCATTGATTCCCGAATCTGATACCATATTAAAAGTTTCGTCATAGACAGTACCCTCTACGGAATCAACCACCTCGATTGTGATTGAAGCGGTATCAACATTCACAAATCCAATCGAATTGATCACATTCGGAGATTGCAAAACGACATTGAAGCCGCCAGCTTTTGTGGTCTGATCTTGCACAACAGAATCGAACATCTTGAACCGGTTGGTGCTGGAGATCTCTGTCCAGTTTGTACCATCATCAATTGTCGGATCGTTGCCGACATTGCTGCCAACCTCCGATTCATAAATCTTGTGAGTCGCAGTTGCAGCGCCGCCACCTGTCCCAGTAACCATGACCAGATCGCCATCCGCATAAGTCGTGCCAGACGCCCATTCTGCTTCATCAGTTTCTGCAACAGTAGATGATTGGAGAACGCTGTCGGTGACTGTTTCCGGTCGTATTAGCTTCATGTTGTACGCTCCGGCGGTAATCCATTTTTATCCCATCTATCATAAAGTCGATAAGATTTCGCTGTGTTCCTGGCGACTGCAATCATGATCTCTTCAATTGATCCCCGCAGCGCCGCAAAGTCTGCCGACATTGTATCGGCTGCGTCTGCTTGCTGGGCAGTCAGAACTCGCTCGCCAGCATGTAATTCAGCAACATATCCATCATACGGGACTTCAGCCAATCCGCTTTCGTGCGATGGCAGACTGGCATGCTCCAGAATATTTTGATAACTGCCCTTGCCAACATATTCATCGATTACGCTCTGCGGAACTTGATTTTTACCACCAACTGCAACGATCCACTGCTGCGCATATCGATCCAGTTGATCCTGAAGCGCAGTTCCCTGCTTGCCATCCTCGAAAGCAGTTCCCCAGAATACTCCAGATCCAGTTCCCTCTGGGCCATAGCCGCCAAAGTCATTGCTACTGAGACTTACATTCAAGCCCAGTTCCCTGGCTCTATTTGTCAACTGTTCGTCCAGAGCGGCAAATGATCCAACTACATCACGAGCCTGATCAAAAGATGCAATCTCTGCAAATCCAACCGGATCAAATCCAGAAGCAAATGCAGGGATGTCAAAAGTTGTACCTGCTGGCGCACCTGGAACCATGTGCTGCAAAAATCCTGCTTTTGATGTTGGAGTGCCGCCCTTGTCTAGCGCATCAATGATTGCGGCGGCAGCGCCAGCGGCCAAGATTACTGGGGCAGCAGCAGAAACTGCCGCCCCCGCACCTGCAAGCAATCCACCACCCGCGCCTGCTGCGGCTGTTGTTGCGGCAGCAGCACCGCCAGTTGTTGCCGCGCCACCAATCAATCCGCCTGTTGCAGCAGAAACCGCGCCGCTGATAGCCGCCCCTGCGCCGCCCAGTGCCCCACCACTCAAAAACTTCATTACCTGGCTGGCAGCAAATTCTGCGGCCATCTTGATCAGCATTGATTTGAAAGAATCGGCCAGGTTATCAAAAGCAGATTTTCCATTAGTGAAAAGATCTTCAAAGAAACCAGAAATTTTCAATTTCGTTGCTTTCGTATCTTCCTCGATCTTTTTCTGGGCAGCTTCATTGGCTTTGGCAAGTTCATCAGCCGCTGTTGAAGCCGCATCCATTGCCGCTTTTTCCTGGTTCAGCTGAACTGTTGCGGCGATTATTTGCTGGCCGAGTTCGGATGTTGCTTGAACTCCAGCCTTTTGCAGATTGTTGCGGATCTCAAGTTCCAGACTGTTCATATGAAGCGCTTCGCGCTCATCATCGATGGTGTCTAAAACATCTTTTGTCGCTTCCTGCAAATCAATCATGGTCGCGGCAGCAGCAGCTGCGGCAACCTCTGTTTCATCAATCTGAACCTTGAAATCTGACAGCGATCCTTCTGCTTCAACAAAATTATCATCTGCCGTTTCGACTTCTGTGTTCAGCGTCTCCAGTTCATTTTCCAGATTAACAATCCGATTCTCGGTTGTTAGCATCTGGTCGCCGAATACCCCAGCAGATCTGTCGCCCTCTTCAAGCGCATCCAAAGTGTCATTGAATGTTTCGTTGAATACATCCAGAGCATCAAGCGGAGCCATTGTCGCGGCTTTCACCGCTGTCCAGGTAGCAATCGCCTGGCGCTGAACGCCCTTGAAAAGATCCGTGATGGATGTCAAAGCCGGAGCAAACACGCCCATCAAAAACAGAAGCAATTTATTCCAGCCGATCTGGATATTTATTGCAGCCCGGCTTGCTGCACGTTTTATGTCATCAAAATGCCGAACCATGATCACCGCAGCGGCCCCGAGAGCCATTGCAAGCGCAGCAAATGGATTGGCTGCGATTACTGTATATAAAGTGACAACAGCCGCCTGAACAGCTGCTATGGCCGCCAGGATCATGGTCGGGCCAAATGCAATTCCAGCGGCTGCGGCTGCGGCCATGAAAGCAGTGCCGAGAATATCCAGATTCTCTGTTGCGAATACCATCGCAGCACTGGCGGCAGATATTGCCGCTCCGAATAGGTTTATGCCGCCCGCTTCGCCGATTGCCAGGAAAAACTTGGTTACCTGGTCAGATAAATTGGACAAAAGCCCAGGGAGCCGGGCCATTTGATCTTCCATCGCCCCGGCGAAATTCACTTCACCGATGCCGAGCAGATATTCCTGTATTTCTTCGGAGTTTTTGCCGATCGTAGTCGTTACACCCTGGAAAGTGAACGAAACTTCATCTGCCTGAGACTTGGCTTTGATGCCGAATTCTTTTAATCGCTCAAATTCACCTGTTGAAGCATCTGCGACAGCTTCAATCATCTGCATCATGTCTTTACCCATCGCCGCAGCGGTGTTCCCGTAGGATTGCAATGCGCGTTCAGATGGGTCAAGTCCCAGAGCAGTCAGCTTGGTAAATGCTTCAACAGATTGATCTAGCGTGAATGGAGTAGTTGACGCAAAGCCCAGAAGTTTATCGAATGCAAATGCGGCATTCTCTGTGCTTCCCGTCATAGTAACCAGGGAGCCTCTCAAACGCTCTGTCTCGGTCACTGTATTCTTGAAAGAGTTGACCAATGCGCCAACCCCAAGCGCAGCCATAACGCCGCCCAGGGCTTTGTAGGCGGTTGATACGCGCCCGGTACTTTTGGCCAGGCCATCATTGGCAGCGTTTAAGTCTTTGCCGACTTTTGTCCCGGTTTTTCCAAGTTTGCCAACTGCATCATTCGCAGAATTGACCTCCCTGGTATCAACCTTGATTTGTATCGTGGCCAGATCCATGCTTATCCTTTATCACAACTTGCCGTAGTACGGATTTCATCGATGTTGCAATGCGCTTGGTTTCTTCGGCATTGCGATATGGCGCTGGAGCGTCTTGATTATCGTATTTTACCACAGAACCCGCATACACAGCCGAAAGCCGTTTCAGTGTCTCAGCTTCCCATGATGTGATGGGTATTCTGGTGCGCTGCACGAACGCATCCATCTCTTGCCATGTTATTGCTTGGACGCCTGAACCATTGTTGATGGCTACTCCCAGGCGACTAAGCAAATCAATCAGATAAGAAAACGGCTCCACATCTGGGAACCGCTCGCTTATCGAGTCTATCTCAAGATGCTCGATTCTAGGATTTGACTGGTCTTTGGCTCTGGTATTCAACCAGGCCCACTGCCGGACATATAGTTCCAGCAGTGAAGTTATTTCAAAAAATAGCTGGCGCGATCCCCCGCTGCCTCGACCAATTGCTCTGCAATCCAGTTCCGCTTCTCATATAACATCAAAGCGTTCTCTTTGTTGCACTTCAGTGCCTCGCCGTCGAACTCGATGTTTTTAGTCCACTTTACTGTGCATTCGCTGAGTATTTCATACAACGCATTTTCCAGCGCACTGTTTGGCACATTTTTGCCCTTGTACCGATTGGCGTTTTTGGTGTTGATTCGCTTCGCAGCGGTCTGCCAAACTTCGCTATCTTTGCCTAGAACAGTTATAACCAAATGATCACCGCCATCATCGACCAAAAAGTCTCCGGTGGCGGGATGCTGTAATGATACGTCGATGCCGTTCTCTGCGGCAGCTTGCAGATCAATGTTTGCCAAATCCATGAATTAATTACCTTTTTTATTAAGCGGAGACATTTACTGGTGCGCGAGTCAGTTCAAGCGTCACAGTATCTTGCTTGATGCTGTCTGAGCCGCCAGCGTTGATCTGAAAAGACATAATCAAAGCAGTAAAATAATCATCTTCGCCATCTGGGTATGTGATAGCAATTGCGATTTCGCTGTCGCTGGTGTGAGCAGTTTTTAGTGCTGCCTGTCCAGTATCAGCGGCATCTGCTGCGAAAGTCAGAGTCAGAGTGCCATCATTGATGGAGCCCTTGCGCTTTGTTACCCGGCGCTCACCAAGCGGATTGTGAGTGATCAAGTTATAAACAGAACCGAAAGCAGGGATCTCAGTGATCTCGCCCACAGTTGTGAATGTTAGAGATGGATAACCAGTACCGCTATCATCGTCGAAAGTAGTCGGTAGAGTTGTAGATAATCCCAGCGTTGTGCCTGCTGATGTTTGAATAGCCATGATATAGCTCCTATTAAATCAATTACTTTGCGGCTGCTTTCAAATTCTTAGCAAGCAGTCGATTAAAATTTTGTAAATTGCGTCTGACCATCCCCTGCGGAGCCTGTTCAGAATAGCCATATTCTAGCCTTCGGATATATGGCAAGTTATTGGTGAAGAAAAAAGTGTTACCAACCGCAGCGCTTGCTTCCTGGCTTAATTGAGCAATCGCAGCGCCTTCGCTAGTTCTGCTCAATTCACCCCCAGAAGCACCATTTACGCTGGCTTGCCAGTTTCCTCTGGCGCGACCAGTATCAACTGGAGTTTCCTTGATTATGGCAGTGCCAACTTCAAACAAAGTCGCCCGGATGCCTTCACTGAGAACCCTGTCCAGTTTCTGCGATACTTTCTGCCAATCAGATTCAAAACTCATGCAAAAGCCCGCCATTCAACAGTGACCGGGACATTGTACCAATTATCCTCGATCACCGCGCCGTTGACGCGAGTCTGGACAATTTTCACAGTCACCCCGTTATATGTATATTCTGCGCCACGCGGAAAGTGTAAAGATAAAAGCCTGGCTTGATCCTGGGCGTCGAATCTGCGATCACCTCGGCCATCGGCCACAGTAATCTGATAAATACCTTCGTAATCATCTGAACTGGTATGCGAAACGCCGACAATTGCCTTGATGTTCGGCAGAAACGCCTCCTGCAAATACAGACTGCCCTCGGTCGGCTCATACGGCGTGTTTTCATACGCTATCGGCGGCTCTCCAGCGGTCTGGAATGCCTTCAATCGTACCGAAAGTGCCGTATTTATGTCTTTTTCTGCTGCGCTCATATTCTCAACTGGCAAATGTAGATCACATTTGTCCCTGCTGGATTAATTGGCTGAACATTCATCACGCGCCAGGTTTTGCTGTTGACCACAGCCGTCCAATCCGGTTTCGGCTCTTCTGCCACGTTATTCGCAATGAGCCTGAGATCAGAAGCCAGAACTGTTTCTCCGTCGATCTCAGCGTTTTGAAAGTTTGTGGCTATTCCATACCCTGTAACAGTTTCGGTGGTTCCAGAATCGCTCACAACGCCCGTTGCCGGATCTATAATAGCGCCGCCGGTATAACTGAATGTGATACTTTGACCATTGTCCCGCAGCAGGTTCTCAGCTGTGGATTGCAGAGCAGTGTAGTTGATCGCCATGATCTATACCCTGATGGTTCTGAAACTGCTGCCCATTGTACTGCTGACAACCAATTTCCGCATAATGTTGCTGATGCTGCGAATTATTACGGATGGCCCGGCGTTGTCCATGTACTCAATTTCCAGCACATCTATCTGTTCGCGCTTCACAGAGCGATCCAGAGTAGTGAGCGGATCATTCCCTTGCATGATTGAGACTGCGATTGTGATCTGCGCATCTTTGACTAGCTGCGGAATTGCATCTGAATCAGTCAGATATCCGTCCAGGTAGAAGTCAGATCGCGGGAATTGCAGCGGCTGGGTTTCAATGAACTTGATGCCTTTGAATGGCTGCTGCTCGAAATAATCCATCGCCTGTATTAGCAATTCTGATTCATCGCCGTATGTACTGGTAATGGTGATATTTCTATCAGAACAGAACTGCGTGAATTCAGCGACAGTCACATAAGTGTTTGCACCGGATACGATTGATCCATCTTCGACAATCAGAGTCGCCATATTTGCTCACCAAATAGGAAAGCGGGCAGCAAACGCCACCCGCATATCCGTTTTAGACAATTAGCCTACTAGCAAAGCCATGTGCTCTGGCTTGATGGCAGAAACGCCCCAGGCCAGTGCGACTTCAAAGTGAACCTGTCGATATTCTTTGTACATGCTCACCTCGAAAGTAATGCCAGATCGAGGATCAGTCACCAGCATGACATCTTCAGCCAGATCACCTTCCTCTGGCCGCGCTGGTGCGCGAGTAACCAGAACAATAGCAGATCGGTTGAAAGCCATGTTTGCTGCATAGCTGTCGCCAACAGTGATGGCAGTAGCAGATGCAGCAATCGCAACCTTCAGCCCTGGCTCGGCCAGAGTGATGGTTCCACCGCCAGAAACGTCTGCGTCACCAGATGCAACAACGTATTTATTGGTGTCACCAGCGAAAGTGATCACATCACCAGCCAATATTGTGCCAGTACCAGCAGAAGCTAGAGTGATAACAGTTGCGCCAACAGCATAACCAGAATCGTCAGTTGTGGCAGATGATCCAGTTCCCTTTGTGTGAGAGATAATCTGCGCAGATTCGCGGATATCCATGCCCGCAGTTGAAAGCATTACGCCCTGGCGCAGCAGAGAGTCGTTACCCTGTACGTCAACGCGGCTTTGCAGACCAAGCATATTCGCGCCAGCTGCTGAACTAACAACCAACTGATTGCCAGTAAGCGGTGCGCCGTTGTCTTTCAGGATTTGCAAAGCAGAAGATGCGTCTGTGAAATCACCAGCAGTGCCGAATGGAGTAGTGCCAGCAGTACCGTATCCGCGAGAAGCGCTTGCATACAGATCAGCGATGTCAGTCTCGACTTCGTTGCACAGAGTGCGCATTGCTTGAGCAAACTGATCACGCAGAACATTCTGGTAGCCAGGGCCATTTGCGTTCAGACCGCGCTGCTCTTCGCCGTTGTAGCGAATTGCCACGCCGCGAGAGTTGTCGATGCTCAGAGTCTTGTTGCCGATAGTCTGATCGCCAGTATCGGGAGCCTTCTGCGCTGGAGTGATATCAGCGGCTGCGGCTGCGGGAGCAACTGCGCTGCGGATAGTTTGGCCCTTTGCGGCTCTTTCAGCAGATGCGTTCAGAGTCACAGACGGGATCAAGCCAACCAGTTCACGCGAGACTGTATCAAGAGCCTCGTATAAATCTGGTGTTAAGTTTGTAAGAGTATTAGCCATGATAAAAAGTCCTTGTCGGGATTAATCTTCGATTGCGCCCCCGTCTTTGATGAATGACATTTTCCTGTCTGGAGTCATTCGATCAAATTCAGAGCGACTGATTTGTTTCGCAGCCCCGCTGCTTGATGAACTCGATGCACCACCCCCGGTCGCGCTTGAGCCGTCCACTAAAAATGGAAATTCTTTCTTTAAGTGATCCATTAAAGCGGCAGAATCAACTTCCATGCCGCCAATTAAAAACTGTACACGCTCACCATCATGCCGGGCATACTTTGAAGCGTAGTCGCTCAATACCTCGGCTCGCTTGGTATCTGACTTGGCCAGCCGCGCACCAATCTGCGCAGATGCCGAATCGATATCCTTTTGCTGTATTTTACCAGTAAATTCTTTCAGTTCATTGTCTTTTTCGGCCAGCCTGGTCTGGGCTTGCTCCCAAAGAGTTTTAAATTCGCCTTTTTCCTTGGCGATATCTTCTTCCTGCTGGGCTTTCATTTCTTCAAGTTGCTTGGCTTTGCGCTTTGCTTCCTTCGCTTCATCCATCAACTGTTCGACTTTGTTTTTCAGCCCTGTTGTGTCCTCTGGCTGCGGCATCCCGGTGACTTTCAAAACAAACTTGTCGCCGTCTTGCTCATACAGCCCCTGGACAGATTCATCCAGGTCTTCAATGCTATCCACTTGATATTCGATCATGTTAGTACCCCGTACTTTTTAAGCTGCCCCGCAGCATTCTGTGAATTGTAGCAAAAATGTTAAGAATCATACACCAGCGCGTTCAAACGCCACTGGCTCCAGCAATCTCAACTCATCCAGGGAATACTGTCGGCCCATATCATCGGAAAAACTATCGATGCTTAAACCGCCTTGCCTGAATAACTTCCCGCGCTCTGATCCCAGAACTTCATCCTGGAATGTCGCACCTTGATCTTTTAGCCACCCGCCATAGGTTCGCTTTGCTGATACCTGCCCAGTGAACTCCGATCCCTTGCTGGCCCTGGTTCCAACCAGCCCACCTTCTTGGAAGCGATCATCCAGAGTCGGAACCCGTACAGATCTGCAATTCCAATGCCTCGGCGTTTGCGGGCCACGATTGAATGGGAAAATCTTGCCATCGAGCGCCGCGCAGCCGATTGTCGTTCGGTTATCCAGTACAGCGACAAATTCCTCGCCTTTCAATATATCGGAATTCGCCAGATGCGTTTCCCGCCGGGCTTCAGATGAAATATGGTTTATTGATGTCCGAACCAGCGCCTCTGCCTGGGATCGCTGCCGCTTGGCAACTCGCCGAACCTGGCTGGTCAAATCTTGTACTGTTGCGCCTTCCACAAATCCGGTCTGGATCACTCTGCGCAGTTCGCCGCTCTTTTTGCGGCTGTATGTCTGGGCAGCTTGCTCGACTGTCAGTTCCTGCCTGGCGTTGCCGACTTGCAAGCCCATCGGAGTCGTTGTGACCAAAGCCCGGAGTAATTCGCTCTGTGGCAGCACCGCATCGACTGTGGATGCCGTGTTCAATGTCTTTACGGCGAATTCAGCTTCATATTCGGCAAGATCGGAAACGCTGTCCAGCAAGCCACGATTCATGCGCTCCAGAC